TGAAAGCGGTCACCTACTCGACTCAGATTCTCGCTATCCAATGATGGTTAGGGCCGCAGTCCGCAGCGTCCGATACATGATACGGGCGGCGCTGATGCACCACACCAACGTCCTTGTCATCATAGAGATTGGCAACCATGACCTCTCCTCCAGTGTTTTTCTTATGGAGTGCCTTCACAACGTATACGAAGATGACCCGCGTGTGACTATTGACCGGTCGCCAGCCCACTATCATTATTTCAGACACGGGAAATGCCTCATCGGGACGCACCACGGCCACGGCCCGAAAATGGACAAACTGCCACTGATCATGGCGACAGATAGGCCAGAAGATTGGGGCGCGACCGAATATCGATATTGGTTAACGGGGCATATTCATCACGATAGTGTGAAAGAGTTCCCCGGTTGCCGCACCGAAAGTTTCAGGATACTTCCCCCCGCCGACGCATGGGCTGCGGCGAAGGGTTACAGATCAGGACGTGACATGAAATGCCTCATCATGCATGCTGAATACGGGGAGGTCGCACGGCACATTGTAAACCCGGCGATGTTGGAATAATTCTAATGACCAAAAAGTTTGATTCAATCGGCTATTGGTATCTAGCCTCACCATATAGCAAATATCCAAAAGGGTTGGAGGCCGCCTTTATTGAAGTGTCAAAGGCAGCCGCTCAATTAATTAAACAAGGCGTTCTAATCTATTGCCCAATTTCCCATTCCCACCCCATAGCTATCTATGGAAAGATTGACCCTCTCGACCATAGCCTTTGGCTTGCCGCCGATAAACCTTTCATGGACGGGGCTAGGGGGTTAATTGTTCTCAAGATGGATACGTGGGAAAACAGTTTTGGTATTGGTGTCGAAATCGAAGCATTTAAGGCTGCGGGTAAGCCTATCCAATATATGGAATGGCCATGAACTTAAAACTATTGCGAGACGAACTGATACGGGACGAAGGGCTTAGGCATCGCCTATACAAATGCAGCGCTGGTAAGATGACGATAGGTATTGGCTACAACATTGAGGAGCACGGACTCCCGAGCAGTATCATCGAGGAGCTGTTCGAGAAATCTGTAGCAGACGCCACCGCCGATTTAAATCGTGCACTTCCATGGTGGTCGACACAGCATGAGACGGTGCAGCGGGGGATGCTTAACATGGTCTTCAATCTTGGGATTGGGCGGTTTTTGAAGTTCGAGCGGATGATTGGTGCGCTTGGTTCCGGTGCATACACATCGGCGGCAACAGAGGCGCTGGATTCCAAGTGGGCGCGACAAGTAGGCGCGCGTGCCGAACGCATTGCGAAATTGTTTCGCAAAGCTAATTTAAAAGGAGATTAGAAAATGGAAATGATCACGGAGATTATGTCTCAGGTTCCCGCTTGGTTCTCTGCCATCACGGCGCTGGTAGTCGCGGCCAACGGCATCACAATGCTGACGCCAAGCAAGGCCGACGATAAAATCGTGAACGCACTTCTATCGGTCTTGAATTTTCTCAGTATGAATGTTCTCAAGAACAAAAACCACGACGAGTGAAGTGAATATCCTGTCAGTTGTTGCCGGGGTTATGAAGCTGGTGAACTGGTTTGCCCGCAAGTTCGAGCGTGGCGAATACCGGCGCGAGGGGCGACGTGACGCCGCACTGGAGGGATTCAATGAACGCGAGAAACGCGCACGCGAGGCGCGCAAGGCTAGGGCTAACACTTCTGTTATTAATGACAGGGGCGTGCTTGCAGACGACCCCGACGCTCGTCGTAAGTGATTATTGCGATAACGCTGTAATCATTTCGTTCGACGCTGCGGAGGATACTCTGGCGACGATATCGGAGATCCGAAAGTCGAACGCTGTTTACACAGCACTGTGCCAGTAGCGCTCACTCCCTGTCGAGAGTGGTTGGGCCATATGGGCCGTTCCAAAGTTCAAATTTGGGGGCCGGGATGGTTTCCAGTTCCCACATATCCCGGACTGCGGTGGCCAATTCATTTGTCTGCGTTCGCGCAACCCATCTATGTGCGCGGTGGTTTTTGTAAAAATAATCTGCGCCGATGTGGTTCATAATCACCCCTATCGGTAAGTGCGGTAATTGGGCCGTGGCCGGGTGTCTTCAGGACGATAGCACATAACGTGGTGCTCGTCGCAATATGACCCGTGCTTGCCTAGTTCCGCGCCACACCACGAAAAATTAGCCTCCCCAACGTCTCCGTCAGGGTAGCGACATCGACCAAGTGGAGGATGCTCAGGAATGTTCCTCGCGCCCACGGATGATGTCGTGATGCGGGGGAGTATCGCTGCCGCGTGTGCCTCCACGCCCGATCTCTGTAAAGTTTTGTTCATGATATTTCCCTTTCAAAATAATTGGCGGCGGACCCAAGGCCATCAGTATCCGCCGCCGATTACCGCCGCAGGATTGCGACTACTCGCATGGATTCAGCCCCACGCGGATTCTTACTACCCGAAAATAATATACAAAACGCTCAGCCCCACGGCGAGGGCTGCGAAGGCAATCGCAGAACACGCCTGTTCAACCGGTGTCTCACGCCTGATCGAGCGTCTGGTTGACAGCGTGGTCTGGGCTATATTAAACGCCACCAGCCTCGCGAGCAGTGAGGCGTCGGTTGTGTGTTTGATGCGCCTCATGATGACCTCCACTCCTGATCCTGTGCCATGCACCTACGTTCGGCGCGATCCTCTGCACGGACCTTCTGCACCAGCGGCTCCAAGTCAACCGCGCTGTGACGCAAGCTGATCTTTATCCCTAAGGGTGTAGCCCCCGTCAATTTGTGGATGAAGGCGGCGTGCTTAACTGCCGCCGCGAGTGTTTCGTGAGGGGCTGTGTCGTAGCAACCCCCTTTGTCTTCAATTGTTAGGTACGTCATTTTGGTGCTCCCGTTGTTATTTTATCATCCTAACGCAAATTGCGTATACGTCAAACCTTTTTCATCTTGCGTAATCCCTCACGTTCTGTTACCTTCACCAGATGGAAAAAGCAAAGAATATTATAGACGCCTTCGGGGGCCTGACTAAGGCCGCGAAGGCTATGGGTCTACCCATCTCAACAGTGCAGGGATGGGTGCGTGGCAGGGGGTATGTGCCGGTGTGGCAGATATCTTTAGTTCACAAATCTGGGAAAAAGATTGGCTTGGATTGCACGAAATTTTGGGTACCAGATGATTGACCCACAAGCCATCATCGACCTCCTTGGCGGTAAGCCTAACACTGCAAAGTGTTTGGGCGTCACGCCCCAAGCTGTGTGCAACTGGGTCCGCAGGGGAAGCATCCCACTCAAGCACAGCGTCAACATTTTCAAGGCAGCAAAAAAAATGGGAACGAAGCTCGAATATTCGGACTTACTAGAGTGATCGCCGGTATAGACGTTGGGATAAAGGGGGCGATAGGGCTGCTTTACCCAGATGGTAAGGCATACGTTTACGATATGCCCACATTCGCAAAGGAGGTAAACGGTGCGGCCCTTGCGGGCATCTTCCGCGAGTTTCGCCCAGACCACGTTTACATCGAGGCGGTTAATTCATTCAACATGGGACGCCAAAGTAGTTTCAATTTCGGACAGGGGGTTGGTGTAATCAAGGGGGTGCTATCGACGTTAGGCATTCCTTTTACCCCCGTGTCCCCAAGCAAGTGGAAGAAGACGTTCAATCTGAGCAAAGACAAGAACGAGAGCAGGGCCGCTGCAACGCGCCTGTTCCCAGACTTGGCGGCTGAGTTCTCACGGAAGAAAGACGACGGTAGAGCCGAAGCAATTTTAATCGCAAAATGGGGAGAATCAAAATGAACAGGTATCAAGTGTTGGCTGCGGCAGAGGCAGCGGTCAAGGATCGTGAGGGAAGTTATGGATCGCCACAGGAAAATTTTGAACGCATAGCGAAATTGTGGAACGTGATCCTGGCGGGGAAGCTAGGGGAAGAGCATGAAATCAGCGCGGCGGACGTTGCTATGATGATGATCGGCATCAAGCTCGCACGGCTGATCGAGACCCCGGACCATCAAGACTCGGCGGTTGATGCCGCCGGTTATGCGGCGCTTTTGGCAGAGATAGCTTAGATATGGGAAAACGATCAAACTTTGAGCGGCGCGACCGGGACTTTTACCCGACGCCCTATGAGGCAGTGGTTCCGCTGCTGCCGCATCTTGAGGAACGCACATGGTTTGACGAACCGTGCGCGGGTGACGGTGCGCTGGTCATGCATTTAAACAAGCATGGGCATGTGTGCGATTATGCTGGGGATATAACGCCAAGGGCGGACTGGATCACACAGCGGAACGCGATGGAGTTGCCAAAGGAAATTTGGGGAGGCTCCGTCCAATGTTTCATAACCAATCCGCCGTGGGATCGGGAAATCTTGCACACGCTCATCCCGCGCTTGTCCGATATTGCACCAACTTGGCTTCTGTTTGACGCCGACTGGATGCACACCAAACAGAGCAGTCCTTATATGCCGCGTTGCAAGAAGGTCGTTTCAGTCGGGCGAGTAAAATGGATACCGGACAGCAAGATGACCGGCAAGGATAATTGCGCTTGGTATCTTTTCACGAAAGGGCAAACCGCGCACACAGAGTTTTACGGGAGGACAGCATGAGCGGATTCACAGATCACGGCATCAATCACGGCAGTATCAGCAACATCAACAAATGGATCGACGCACCTGACGCCTGGGTTAGTAGCTATTTATTCGGAAACCGGGGAGCAGGGTCGCCAGCTATGTGGCGGGGCATCCTGACTGAGCAAGCCGTTTCCGACACCATAACCGGGTCGATGCAGATTGATGACGCTATTGCGAAGGCGGTATCTGACTACGACTCCAAGTACGAGTTTGACGACGGCACAACCGGCAAGGAGCGCGGCAACATAGAGCCTATGACCCGGCTCGCGGTTGAGGCGTTGGAGCCGTATGGCAAGCCAGACTTCCCGGAAGGTGGGGACCAGCACAAGGTGAGTATGAAGGCGTCCGGGGACGGCTGGAAATTGGACTTTATAGGCTTCATTGATTTTAAATTCCCTGATCACGGCTTGATCGTCGATCTCAAGACGACGGGCCGTATGCCCAGCGTGATGAGCCGGGGACACCAGCGGCAGCGAGCGTTTTACTCCAAGGCCAGTGGCAACGCCGTCGTCAAATTTCTGTACGTCACGCCAAAGAAATGCGCGATGCTGGAAGATGGTGACCCCGACGAATTGATGGCTGAAGTTAAGCTGCACCTGACGCGCCAGGAAGCCTTCCTGCGGCTGGGAGATAAGGAGATGCTGCGTAGCGTTATCCCGGTCAATCCCGATAGCTTCTATTGGCGTGGCGATGAAGCCGTCAGAAAAGAAATGTACGGGATTTAGGCCTACTTATTGCCTGGGAAACAACCAGTATAAATAATGCTTGTATTACTTACACAAGCTGTTACGTTAATATCGTCCAACGAGGACACAACCCGAAAACAAGGGAATCAAGATGACTTATGAATTTGACGATGGCGGCAGTGCAAGCACAGGCGGGGCAGTTGGTCCGTTCCTCAACTGGCACGCCAGGGAGACTTTAGACGGTAGTATTAATAGTCGGTCGTTTTCAATCCGCGATGAGGATGGCAATAGGACTGATGTAACTGACGTGATGCAGAAAGGTGTAGCCTTCGATATAAGCTCACTTCGCAGCGGATGGTGCTACTCAGATGGCAGCCCTGGAATCGCCCCTGAGTGGTTGTGGAATGAATCCCCTGCGCGGTTCGATAAGGCGCAGCCGGAAGATCGTGGCGGTGAGCGCTGGAAAAAGGGCTTCACAATTAGGGTAGCGTTGAGCAAGGATCAAGCCGCAACATGGAGCCAATCCGGCGCAGGTTCGTGGCAAGGCCTTGTCAATTTAATGGCTGCAGTCAAGGAGGACGGCGGCAGCGGAGAGACTGCCATCGTCAGCATGACCGGGCATGAGGAGATTAAATTTAAAAAGGGCAGCACCTCAAACCCGACATTTTCAATCAAAAAATGGGCAGACAAACCGGACTGTCTGAAAGACGCAGCACCGGCAGCATCCGAAGCCGTGGATAAGGCAAAATATACAACACCGAAAGCGACTTATTCAGACGGTAATGGCGATGATGAATTTTAGCTTAATCGTGGGTGCTTAGTACCCGCCTACGATGGGGGGAGGGGGTCAATATAGCCGTTCCGCTAGTGTTGTCTCCCTCAACTCCCGACCGCATAAGAGGTACTGACCCATGAAAAGATACGAGAAATACGGCCGGAGATTATCCGACCTTGGGTATGATGTGACGCCGCTGCGAGGCAAGATTCCGATCCTCAAAGGCTGGCAGTCCCGCCCCGATACAGCACTGGAATTCGAGAAGCATGGAGACGCTAACATTGGCGTCGTTCTGGGTGGCCCCCACAATATAATCGCAGTGGATATAGATGTGCTGGACGCCGCGGCGGCTGCGACGATTAGAACGATTGCAGAAGACATTCTAGGCCTCGCACCGGAGCGGGTTGGCAACGCGCCCAAGACGCTACTGATCTATCGCTGCACCCAAGCGATAAAAAAGATCAAAACGGGGATCTTCGACATTAATGGAGATTCTTGCGTGGAAGCCCTCGGTTCCGGTCAGCAGGTAGCAGTCTCAGGCCAGCACCCCGGCACACTCAGGAATTATGTGTGGCCCGGAGACTCGATCCTAGACTACGCCCCGGAAGACCTGACGCCCGTGTCGCCACAGAATGTTGCCACCTTTATGCAACGATGCCACGCGGCGCTACTGAGCCTCGGCCCGTTAAAATCTTCAAGTGCGCCCCAGGTCGCTTTGGTCGACGCTGGGAAATCAAGCTTTGAATTTCAAGAAAACGAGCTTGGCACCAGCATCGAGAAGCTGCGGGCTGCGTCTGCATATCTTGCGAATAACGACCTGCACTATGACGACTGGGTGAAGATAGCGCACGCATACAAGGCAGCTATCGGCGAGGACGGCAGGGGATTGTTCCACGAATTTTCCTCTAAGTCTGGGAAATATGACGACGCCGAGACAGATCGCTTGTGGGACAGCATAGGTAGCGTGACGAAGATAGGCGCAGGGTCACTGTATCACATGGCGGCAGAGAGTGGCTTCGACATTACAACCTGGGATAGGAAGTTTGGCCCTGACGACCTACAAAACGATACAAGTCCAGATGAGTTTGATGGCTGGGATAGCGAAGATGAAGGCCCCACCGAAGCTGGCGATGGGTCATTCACCGCCGCCAGTGTGGTAGGCCCGATACCTGATCGAGAGTGGGTCATGGACGGCTTTTTCCCGGCAAGGACGGTTTCCATTTTGTTCGGTGCTGGAGGTGTGGGCAAGACGCTATTAATGCAGCAATTTGCCAACGCTGTCGCGGATGGCGAACAGTTTCTGGGCGTCGATACAACGCAGATGCCCGTGCTGTCTGTTATGTGCGAAGATGATGCGGACGAGGTGAAGCGTCGTCAATTGAGCATCAATCAATCCCGGTCGATTGACGAGTTCGGTGCCGCGCCAGCTAATCTAACACTGTGGCCGCGAGTGGGCTTTGACAACGTAATCTGTCGTTTTCCAAACGGAACAGATGAACCGGGTGAATTCTACGGTGAGTTGTGTAGCAAGGTCGAGGCGGTGAAGGGCAACAGCGAACACATGTTATTGCTACTCGACACAGCAGCAGATCACTTCGGCGGCAACGAGAACGTGCGACTAGAGGTCAATCAGTTCCTCAAGCGCTACCTTGGCGCGATAGCCGTGAAGTACGGGGCAACGGTGATCCTCTTAGCTCATCCAAGCGTTGCAGGGATGAAAAACGGGATTAGTGGCAGCACCGCCTGGGAAAACAGCGTTCGCAGCAGGTCATTCTTGCACCGAGATGAGGATTCTGATGATATCCGCATCCTGAGTCGAAAGAAATCGAACTACAGCGATATCAGCGGTTCCCACGACATCAAACTGATCTGGGAAAGCGGTGTTTTGGTCATCCCAACGTCGCAAGATGCACTGGATAGGATCAATCTAACGTCGCTAAAGCATGAGATTATGGCTGAAGTTGACATCGCATTCGGGGAGAAAAACGGCATCCGCAAGCAAGGTTTGAGGAGCTACAAAGCAGTGCTTCCGAGGCAGCTACCGCACCATAAACCGGCTGCAATTGTAAAGGCCTTTACCGCTCTAGTCGCAGATGGAAACATCGTTCATATCGACAGATATGGATACAAAACCGAGAAATCTGTCTGATGGGGTTATTTCAACTTGGGGGAGCTAACCTATTGAATATGCAAGGTTTAAAAAGATGTAACGCATGCGATTCACGCATTGCTAATAACTCAATCGTAGCAGTGGTTTAGTCGATACACCAATCTTCTACTCCTTACAGGAGGGGTCGTATGTGACGACCCACCCTCTGGAGCTTGGGGATTCGAGGGAATTCGAAAATCAAAAAGGAAAACAAAATGGCAAAGAAAAATTACAAAAATAAACCTGATATTTTCACAGCGACGGCACGGCACGCCGACCCTGTTGCTGACGCGATCTATCACTCACTCTTACCCCTAGATCGAATAGCGACGGAAATGGAACTCAAGTGGGGCTGCGAACGCCTCGCAAGTCTGGTGTCTTCCGACACGGCATCGAGGTTCGGGTCAGCCAAGGCGAAGCTGGATGCTGCGATAATGGCGAACGATCCGGCTTTGTCGGCTCGCAGGGCGTCTGTGCTAGCTAAGGGCTGGCGTGCAATGGACGTAGAGGCCACTAGGAGCGGTCACAGGGCGCTTTCTCCTGATATCTGGTCACATACTACCCAGGAGGGGTTCAAGATGGCTGTAGCGCGCTCTACGGGCGATGCTATCAAGGCGCTCAAGGTGGACGACACCTTAAAAGGCGTGCACGTCTATTCTATCGAGGAAATCGGGCGTATTTTGCAAAATGATTCAAATGCGCTCGTTAATGCCGCGAAGGAGCATTTCCCAGCGGCCGTCGTTACCAAGGTTGCGAGAAACGGTAGCATCAACGACGAGATTCCGTTCTGATTGCTTACCTCGCACAAATGGTGATATAGACGTAAG